CGCCCATTGCCGCAGAAGGCATAAAAGTTGTCCAAATTAATGGCAACAACGGAGAGTGGACTAACGGGGACGATCTTGCTGACAAGGCAATTGTCAAAAGGTTGGAGAAGAAGGGGCAAAAGGCCAAAGTCAAGGCGAAGCGTACTGAACAGTTGTCCAAACAGAAGAAGTACATTGAAGAGAAGATGGCTAAGGGACCTAAAGCTCGTGCTAGGGTTGAGAAGAGTATAGGCAGCTCCAGGGTCATACGCGGTCGCGGTGATTATGAACTCGGCCGCAATGTTGGCTCTAAAGTTGGAGGCTGGATTGGAGAGAAGTTACATGGCTGGTTCTCCTCCCTGTTCGGGGGAAGTGGCGATTATCAAATGCATAATGGATTTCCAGCAGTTAAGAGTAATAGTTTTCTCTCCGGTGGCACTTCTATCCCAAGCATGCACTCCGACAATGGCGGAGGAATTGTTGTTTCTTTTCATGAATATTTGGGTGACATTAGTATGACCGAAGAGTTTACACTCCGTTCTTACGACATTAACCCAATTAATGAGACATCTTTTCCTTGGTTGAACGTCATAGCTGGCAATTTTATGCAGTACACGCTTCGTGGTGCTGTATATTGCTTTGTTACAAACAGCTCTGATGTTGTTTCCGCTCCTACTCAAGGGATGGGTTCTATTTCAGGATCTATTCGGTACGATGTTGACTCTGAGCCTCCTGGGAACTTAGAAGAGATGCTCAACAGTTATTTTGCTGCTTCGGCTAAACCTAGTGTTAACCAAGCCTTCCCTGTGGAGTGTGCTCGGGATCAGACTATTGTGCCCGTCATGAAAATACAGCAACCTGGAGTTACTCCTGGTGATTTGCAATTCTATACCTTTGGGGTTTTGGATATTGCCACCCAGGACGCTCCAAATGCCTACACTGGGGCTGGAAAGCTTTATGTCACATACGAAGTTGAGTTCTTCAAGCCTCGCATGTCCTCCTCGCCAGGAACTGCGCCTATGTTCATGATGGATTTCACTGGGTTGACTGTTGCCACATATTTTACTCCAGTCGCAGATACAATTGCGGTTAAGCAGCCCCGCATTAATTCCCTTGGCCTTGTTGTAGATCCTTCGTTTGTCGGCAGGTACGTCTTCCCTTTATCTACACCAACCGGCGCAACGTACCTTCTGTATTACGCCAATTTAGGTACGGCCACAGCTAACCACGCTGTTGTCAGTTTGTCGTATGGAGGAGGTATGGCGGCGGCTTACTCATTAATCGACCAGGCTATTCAGACTCTACCAGAGCCCTTGACCAGCACTAATGGAAGTTCAGGTGCAGCAACCGTTTTTGCTAGTTTCAAGTACGATGGAACTGGAACTCAAATTGCCCCTCCATATATACAGCTAACCACCTCTGGAGCCACTCCAATTGCTGCTAGTAATGGGGCCACTGTCATCATCGTGCGAATTGATCCCAAGATATCCACTGGATTGACCTTGCGAAAGCCCATTGTTTACACTAGGAAGCAGTTTTGCAGATATTTGTTGGATACTATTGCTGGCCGATCTAGCAAGAGTGCACCTCCAGATGAAGTGAATGCACGTCTTATTGATTGGGTCAAGCAGTTCGACAGAACCAGCTCCTGGATTCTGAGCAATCCACTTCCTAGGGCGCAACAACCTTTCGATATCACACTTTTGGAGGCACTTACCTCTATTTCACGATACACTGGAATTGTAGAAGATGTCGATGAGTGTAAGGATGATGACTCGGAATATGAGGAAGTTGTTGTTCGAAGGCCAAAGCAAAAGGGTGTTGTTATCAGGTCCCAGCTTAATGGAGCTAATGGTGAAGTCACTGGAAAGGATGATGTCGATGGGAGTTTGGAATTTTTATTTGAGATTGAGAGTGATGATGATGAGGCCTTTCAAGCCTCTCCACTCAGCCAAGGAAAACTCATTCCACGGCTGTTGTCATATAACAACCCCTCTCCAGTACATTGTGTCCCTAAGCGGGGCCCAGGTAAAAGATTTGAACGCGCACTTTCTTACATGCGTGATCTACTTTCTCAGTCTCTGACTCAATTTTTTCCAGTCGTCGTGGCCACTATTGTCAGGAGTTATACAGACCCTTTATGTGGTTATTGCTTGGATCTCTATGACCACCCCCCTTTTTTGAATATTGTGGGGCGAGTCGTAGAGTCGGCATGCCCTTGTGGCTGTGCTCTGACGTGTACTAGGACTGGATGTCAGGGAGTGAAGAGGAAAAACACAGGGTGCAAGTGTTTTGAGATCGAGTGTTTGAGAGCTTATTGTACTGGAGAAGTTGTCACAGACACGAATATTTATGAGACACGTATGTTGGCCGCCATTCTAGCCGCCCAGCGTCGTCCTAACCCGTATGTCCTGGCCGTTTTGGAGTGTACAAGAAAACTCCTTCTTCAAAATATTCATACCAAGGAGTTCGATGCACAATGTGCTGCAAACGTGCATGCTCTCTCACAAATTAATGGTAGTCATGGCGAATACACCAATGGTGACGATCTCGCCCAGCAGTATACCGCTTGTTATGCAGAGCCTTGTACATTAAGCGGTGGACGGCATTTGCACAAAAAGAAGAGTGATAATCCCGAGAGGAAATATTCGCAAGCTTTGAGGAGGATAGTTGAGTCTAAGAATGCTGAGGTTGCCAAAAGCAAGGGTGAAGCTAACAAACCTCGAAAGCCCATTCAGAGTTACGAGTGCGAACTCACGTACCCCGATTGCAAGATTGTAGAGCACGGCCACGCTTTGAACGACCAAAGCATTTTTCGCATGGAGTGCAAAGGTGATGACATCACCCTTTTTGAAGTACAAACACAATCCAGAAATGACGATGACACGTGCAACAATTGTTGGCGTAGGGTTCCTGCTAAAAATTTGAATTATGGGATTTGTTTGGAGTGCACCATGGCGATTATAGAGGTTGGGGAGCCCGGATTCGTTGAGAAGCAACCTATAACAGTTATGGTTCGCTCTGAGTCTAAGTGGGCCACTGTTCTTAAGAAGGATGGTTCCTCATTGAAATCACTGAAGGTGACTTCTGAAGGGAAGGAGATTAAGGAGCAAAATAGCTTTGCACCGGTTTTAACCGAGGAGCTCCTTAATCCTTGTGTACCCGTTCCTCTCAAAAATGGTTGTACTCGTAAAGATGAGATCTTGGTCAATGGGGTATGGTCACCTTTTTTAGGGCCTGATGGTGAGGCCATTGATTATGGACTTTCCCTTTTTGATGACAGTAAGGTGGATGTTTGCCCCACCCCCTTTCTCGAAGATTTGTCGGCCTTTGAGATTAAGACCCCTCACCCCTCACCTAAGAATTCAAAGATAATCCCTATCCCAAAGCTGAAGAAGGAGATTAGAAAGAAAGAAAAGAGAAAGAGTGGGGTTGAGAGCAGAGTTGTGCTCCTGCGCTCGCTTAATTTCCAACCTCCACCTAGTCTTCCGCGCTTGGCACGTGGGCATGGGGGTTTTTGTTCTTGCAACCATTGTCCGGAAGCTCTTGCTCCCCGCCCGCGGACACCATTTAAACGTGGTTATTGCCAGAAAATTGACTGTTGGCAGAAAGGAGTGTGTTTGTTGCACGGACGCATTCGAGCCCCTGCTTTTCCTCCTGGTGGTCAGCACACACCAGCTCAGTTGACACTGGCACGATGGAAGCATGTAGACCGCGAAAAATTAGTTCGACTCGATGAGGCGCCCCCTTTTCCAGATGGTTTTTGGGATCCGAAAATGAGGTGCTTTAGTTCACCCCCTATTTTGCGGGCGGAAGATCGCACTGTTCCTGTTGAGGGTAAGGTTTTTGGGTCTACATATGAGTGTCATCCTTTGTTGTGGCGCCCCCCATCAGGGAAAGTTTATGTGTTAGACGATGTTTTTCCTGACTACACCTCCATTGTGAAAGGTGCTTGGAGAGAACATTTTGATTACAATCCTGTACACCCTGATCTTCCAGAGGAGATCTCCACTGAAGTAGATGGGCGCACACGTGATGTTATTGTTTATTACACGGTGGATCCCCGTAAAACATATACATTGTATCAGAGAATGGCCAACTTTTGTAAGGATCATGCTCCTTTTTTGCAGAAGGGTGTGGGTTACACCTTGAATGACAACAACGGCCTGACGGCCAGTGAAACTTTATTCATCAAATCTCATTCAACGTCTACTTACACTTGGGGCTTACCTTGGTCACCATATTGGAATAAAGAGGCAAGTTACACCTCTCCAAAGATGAGTGATTTTGCCTTTCTTGGGTTGGCCTATTATCAGTCTTGTGCTAGCGTCCCAATCTTCACGGAACTTTATGACTATTTGTACGAAGTTTCTGAGAAGCGGGTTAATGACCTACACTCGCGAATCTTCGTTCGATCTGTGGAGAAATCTGGGGGTAGTGTAGAAATTGTCGCTAGTGCAGTTGCAGCAGTTAAGACAGTTGCTCTCAAATATGAGTTTGCAGGTGAACTCTTTAAACTCGAACCTCGTGTGTTCTGTAATACTCTACACCATTTTGTGCAACAGAGTATAGTGCAAGGTCTGCGTGATCTTGCCGCTGTCACCCCCGTCACTGGTATAGCTTTCGGGTCATGGGGGTCCCGCTAGGCGTGCCTACGCGGTTGTACCCCCACCGGGTTGGAACTATCTGTTGTGACCAGATAGCTGCTGTGCGTGATGAAAAATTCGTCTTTAACGATGAGTATACTCTCACCAAGGGTTCCAACCCGGCGTACTTTGCCAACAATGAGTTAAGTTTCCCTGCACTTCCACCTTGGAAGCCTGATGGGTTCTATAAGACTCGCTTTGGACCTGGTTTTGAAACAAACGCTGTTATTTATTCTCGTTCAGATATTAACATGCGTTATGGGATGCGGCGTCTGCTTAATGTGCGATGCCCTGATATCCCTGGTTACCATCAACATTTACTAAACAATCAGAGAATCTTTATAGATTCTAATCTCACCTTTCTTACCTATATTAAGGAGCTCTATGCTCCCCATTTCATGGATTATTTGGGAGCGGAAGAGGAAATGTATCTTCATTATGCAGATCCGCACATCAAGCGGTCTTTGAGGATACGCGCTCATGATGAGATGATTGAGGAAAATGTTTGCTCAAATTGCGACCACATATGGTTGCGCGATGTCCTTTGGAAGATCAAACCAGAGGAATGGGCAAAATATGGTAAGAAACCACGTTGCATTTGTGATCTTGGGGTTAGTGCATCCCTGCGCGGATTCATATTAACCAATATACTTAAGTTGGCCCAGAGTGAGGAGCCCATCCATTTGTATGGTGGGAGCTTTGCTTTTTGCAAGACACCTGATCCTTTTGAACTTAAAAGGCATTTTGATTTGCTTCGCGACCCGCCTGGTCGCTTTTATTTTCTCTATTTCTCCGATGATGCCTGCTTGGCTATTCGAGATGATAAAGGGGATGTTCAGTGGTTTAACCTCGACATCTCATCTTGTGATGCGTCACATGGGCTTCCTTTGTTTGAGGCTCTTATCAATCTCATGCCAAGTGACACCAGTCGAGAGGATATGCGAAAGTTAGTCCGCCAATGTAGCGCCCCATTGCGGGTTGTTTCATGTGCGGACAAGTACATCAAAATAAAGATTAAGCCTAAACGACCTATACTCATGTCTGGAAGCACATTGACCACCGGGATTAATAATCTCGCGAATCTCTTGATTGGCGTCTCAATCGTTACCTCCTTTAATGGGGGAAAGATTGGGATTGAGAATGAAGGGATGATCTTTGCTGCTGCCAAAGCCGGTTATATATTGACTGGCTGCACACCCCTGGAATTCTTCGAAGATATTCAATTTCTTAAGCATTCGCCTGTGCAGGACAAATTTTATGAGTGGCATCCTATGCTAAATCTTGGTGTTTTGTATCGCGCTAGTGGTACATGCAATGGTGATCTCCCTGGATCCAAAAAACAGTCGCTCTTTGAGCGAGGTACCATCTTTCAACGAAGTTTACTGAGAGGTGCATACCCGTATTTGGACTTTGAGATCTTGCGCAAAATGAAGGGGACTTGCGGACCTGGTGTGGTGGTTGACACAAAGGCGTTCACATGGAAGGTTGTAGCTGATGCCGATAAGTATCCCATCACTACAATTCTGGACGAGTCAATCATTCGACGATATAGGCTGACTTCTGACGAGTATTTAGAGCTCGTGGAAGTGGCTACATATGGGTTTGGCTGGTTCTTCAATACCACTGGTGCAAGCAAAGTTTTGGAAAAGGATTATGGTTTATCTACTGTTGAGCGTTCCGACGTTCAGTACGGCAGTGGGATCGAGAGTGACTTCGGTTTTAACCGGGACCTCTAAATCATATCCTTTCTTAATTCTAAAAAGTTGGTAAAGTACGTAAATGGTTC